TTCGAAGAAATCATCAGAATTGCAAACATTCTGTATCCAACACTTCAAAAAAGTACAATGGAAGTAATTAAATGCAACGGGAGAAACAGTAAAATTGAATTTGACTTGCGTACACTAAACACAAAGTTATTGTACAAACAGAAGAAAAATGATATTTGAAAAAACAGTTTAATAAAATAAATTATGATTATCAAAAGAAACTGTATATTTCTTCTAGACAAAGAGAAGAGTAAATCAGACGCTAAGCTTCGTTATAGAATTAAATGGAACGGAAACACAGTATCCTTTAATGTAGGATATCGTGTAGACATAGATAAATGGAGCCCGGATGGTCAAAGATGTAAGAATAATACAACGCATTCGACTAAGAAGGTGCATTCTTCTGTCATAAACAAAGCTATACAAAGCTATGAAGATATATGTGATAACATATTCTTTATATTCGAACAGAAAGAGATTATACCTACTCCGGACGAATTTAAAGACGAATTTAATCAAAGATTAGGAAAGAAAGTTAAGAGACAACGAACGCTCTTTGAATACCACACAGAGTTTATGATAGAGCAGGGAAAGGAAAGTCAATGGGAAGAGTCTACGTATAAAGAACACAGGACAATACAGAGAAGACTCAAGGATTTCGCTCCTGATCTTGAATTTGAAGACTTGACAAAGCAGGGACTCTCAATGTTTGTTGATTACATGCATACTGTACCTATCAACTCCAAAAAGAAAGGACTTAAAAACTCAAGCATAAGAAAAAATTTAGATAATCTTAAATGGTTTCTCCGATGGGCCACAGATAAAGGGTACAATAAAGAACTTGCTTTTACTACATTTCAGCCGAAACTGAAAGAAGTAAAAAATACTGTTGTATATTTGACATGGGATGAACTGATGTTAATATACAACTTTACCCCATCATCTACCAGATCGAATTTGGAAAAAGTTAAAGACGTATTTTGTTTTTGCTGTTTTACATCGCTACGATATTCTGATGTAGCAAATTTAAAAAGAAGCAATGTATTTGAAGACTACATATTAGTAACGACTATTAAAACCTATGATACATTGAGAATAGAGCTAAACAAATACTCAAAAGCGATCCTTGAAAAATACAAGGACGAAGAGTACGAAAACAACCTTGCTCTCCCTGTTATATCTAACCAAAAGATGAATGACGGTCTTAAAGAGTTAGGAGAATTATGCGGCATAAATGAGCCTGTATCTATCACTTACTACAAAGGAAGTGAAAGAATAGATGAAGTATACAAGAAATATGAATTACTCACTACTCACTGCGGAAGAAGAACTTTCATAAGTAATGCGATAATGCTAGGTATTCCTCCAGAGGTAGTTATGAAATGGACAGGACACGAAGATTACAGAACAATGAAACCATATATAGCAATAGCAGATAAAGAGAAGAAAAATGCAATGGATTTATTTAATAAGAAATAGTCCCTGATTAAAAAATCGGGGACCAAAACAAGGACTATTTACGACTATGTTCGAATATTACAGAGCATAAAATAGATTATAAGAGTCGCTAATATAATATATGAGAACGATAGAATATGTGAGAATATTTCTCAGTATTCTCGTACCCACTACTCTATTTTAGTTAGCCTCTTACATTGAAGTAAGAGGCTTTTTTTATTATGTTCATATCTCAAGAAATGGAATATAACGTAAAAGAATTGAAAAAGGTATTGATTGAACAATGCAAAGAAGAAGGTATTTATTACGCATTGATAGCAATCAACAAACAGACGAAAGAGATCGTTTTGCCACAAAGCCTTGATAACGCTTTAAATAATCCGGATTACTGCGTCTTTAAATGCAGGAAAGTGAAGGATGAATATAAAGTAGAAGAGGTAAAATAAGCATAATTAAAAAAAGAAGGATATGCTTATTGATATTGTATTAAGATGTTAAAAGATTTAATAATTATTTGAGCATTCAAAGTTTTTTCTGTAAAAGAATGTTATATCCATGTAAAACGATTGTGTTTCACATGGATACCCGCCAACAAATGAAGAAAAACGCTGCTTACTTACATTTCTTCACTCTGCTCGTACAATTCAAAGTAAGACTCTTTATCAATCCGCAGTCGGACTCTGTTTTCCCGCTTCTGACCGGCCAGGTTGATAAATAAATTGAAGTATAATTGACTAAAAGAGAGGTCGGAACGATCATAAGTGATATCGAATGTACATGTTCTTCGGAATGAATCGAAAGTTCCCAGCTTCATACCTCCCTTACACATAAAGACTTCGGGGAAATTCGCAGGCGGATAAGGCTGAAACAAGCTGGCCAGCTGCGCATACACATAATCGATCATCCATTCATCACCGGATACAAGCAATTCTCCTTTCAGACGAAGTTTGACTGCATATTTAGCCGTGACGTCCTGAGAAGTATAAATGGGGACCTGACTCTCTGATGGATAATTACCATCCTTATAGCCAAGGCTCATGGTCAGTTTTGATTTACCCACGCCGTTGAAATCCGCCACATTCAGATCTTTCTGTTGATTTTTCAAGTCAATCATAAATGTCAGTTTACCCAAAGTCGGGTCATTCGGATATTGAGCTATCGTATCCAGCACATAATCTTCTTCATTAAAACTCCGCGCTACCAATACATCCCCCTCTCCGACTTCCAACGCCGGACCTCCTCTTTCAATATCCACATCGCCTACAGGGTAATATATTGCATCATTATCTCTGACACAACCTGTCAGACAAAGCAGTAAAGCTGCTATTCCTATTATCTTATTCATTATCAT